GTGTGAAGCCCAATGAGTAGCTGTTTGATAAGCAGCATATAGGTTCTCACCTAATCTGCTTTTATACAAATCCCAATGTTTAGACAGTTCTCTCATTCGATATTCCGAAACTCTCGGTTTCAGTTCACTTTCTATTCTAGCAAGTGTGTTCTCGAATAAATGCTTTACCTTGTCAGCAGATACTTTTGTCTTGCTCATTACTTCCAACTGATCTGGAAATTTTTCAAATGCAACAACTGCGTTCTTAATATCATCTGATTTCATAGATGATTTGTTATTCCAGTTCTTTTTGGACAGTCCTCTTATTTTCCACAAGGCATCAAACATTCCATTATGGCATTTGATACAAAGTGGGCCGAATATGAATTGTTCAGCCCAATATAAATTGTAAGCTGTCCAAGCCCATATCATGAGAACAAATTTATCACCTTCATACAGAAAGTTATACTGTGGTATTTCTATTATTCGGCTAAATTTGGCTCCATTCTGCCATAATTGGTCAGTTACTTTACAAGTTTCGGGGTTAATTCCGGTATCTGCATTAATCAATGCATCAGACAGCATCTTGCAAAACTGTCCATAAGTCCGTAAGTTATTCGCACTTTGCCTACTTACTGTTGATAAGTAGTCATCATTATGCTTGTTATACAGAGCTATCTTATCAGGCACCTTGCCTACGCTTGTAAAAACATCTTCTTTTCTCAACTGAACATCAGTATCTATTGATATTGGTAGTTGACAATCACGATAATCTTCCATATTTTTTCTCCAATCATTATCAGTGTTTCGGTTATGATTCCATTGGGCTAGTTACTCCTCCGTACTAGCCCAACTCTATTTCTATAGTGTCTCTATCATCACCATAGATTATTTTTGTTGATTTAATATCAGCTCTGTCAAGATGATAATAATCTTTTTCCTTATCACTTGTAAACAGCATTACGTCACCAACAAATTTTAATGTAGTTCTTTGTCTTTGTTCTGGTTTTACCATTTGAACAATATTCATCAAATCATTTAGATTTGCTCTCATCTTTACCTCCTAGTCCATACATTTTCTTTTCACTTTCCGATAGAAGATGCTTAACTGTATTGTTTTCAGCATTTTCTCTCTCCTTGTTCTTTGATTCCAAAATATAAAGTCTTTCAGCTATTTTTTTAAGACAATTAAAAGTCATACTAATTGCGTTTATCTCTAATCTGTGTAGCTTTTTATGCTCTTGATTATAAAGCTTATCCTTATAAGGTATCCCTAATAATTCGGTTATTTTTTTAGAGATCATTTCAATTTGTTTCTTAATGATATTAACCACATTATCCTCCTATCTCTGTTGTCGTATTGTCCATTTGATCTTTCGTTTTCTCATTGATCTTATCCTCTACTGTTTCAGAAAGAGACAGTTCGATAACTTCCTCGTCCATAAATTTTTGACCAGTAACCAAATCTAGAAAAGTAAAAAGTAAATCAGAATGTTTTTCCTTAAATTCCTTTATTACTTCATCTTTGATTTTACTTGCGTTATCATACTGATAATGTTTCTTAACTAATGTATCAAGAATACCATCAGCCTTGCTTTCGGCTTTCTCTCGTTCTTGTTCAGCCCATTGCTTTACTTTACCCATTCATACCTCCGTAAAATATTAATATTATAATTCCCGTTAACAGAATAACAATTTTATTTTAATTTTAATTCTTGTTCTAATTCTAGTTCTAGTTGGCAATGCTCATTCGATGCGGTCGCATCTTCGGCATCAAGGTTTTTCCTTTGATTCCCTCATCTTTTGTTTGCCACTCGGGAACTTTGTTCCGATCTTTTTATCTCCCTTTGCCACATGTTTTCCAACAAATGTCAGGGAATAGTAAAAGCATTATGATTTTTTAGGTCTGCCTCTTTTTGGTTTAACCTCCTCCTCCTCCATTCTTGCATCTTCCTCATTGTCCATATCAAACTTGTTATTGACTTTATCATTCGTATTACCGAATACTTCGCCAGTCTTGTCGTCATAAATGTTTCCTCTGCCATCAACAGAAAATACTTTCTTTTGAACTGAAGAAAATGGATCAGGATTGAGTTTCCTTTCCAGTCTGTTCATATCGTAAACATTTGTAATCACATCAGAAAATTGCTGTGATAGTAAAATCCTATAATACCAGACACCTCTGTCTTTTGCGTATTTGTATACAGCACTCCTAAAAATTGCTGAAGCAATCCAACCAGTACCTTTCATTGTTTTTCCTATAACCATTCTTACCTCCTTTAGTTATATCGTTTATTCCATATCACAGATACTCGGTCATAATTGATCCGATCTCTCATCTGTGATTTAGTTTTTGGTTCTCTTAACGCCTTTCTTCCTAGTCGTTTTCTTAACCTTCTTATTCTTGTCTTTAGTTTCATCAATATAATCCTTCGGATTTAAACTTAATTTCTTATTATTAAGTATTTGATTGATTGTGATTATTTTATATTTCATTTCACCTCTAGTTGTTCTATGATTTTCATAACATTAACCTTCCATAGTTTATCTTTCGAATATTTATTTAATGTTTTGATTAACATATCATAATTAATTTCATTCAAAAACCATTGTCTAGTCAATTTTTCCCTGAATCCCTTGTATTTTTTGCTCTTTAATAGCAAGTCCATAAAGGCATAAACCGAACCACAAGTGGTCTTGTACTTCGCTAATCGAACTTTATCGTTCTCATTCGGTATCATATATTCGTCAGGATCTTCGTTCATAGTTTTCATTCCAAAGTAATTATTGCCTTCTAGTGCAAACCTACTCGTTCCCCAGCCACTCTCGTGAACTGCGACAGCAATCACCAATCGTATTGGCAGTCGCTTTTCAGGTTCGGTGTAGTAAGCGTTATACTCCACTGCACATACACCAATCTCTTGAACAAAATCATTTCTCTCGTCATCAAAGTACATATTAAATGATGAACAGAATAGTAATAGTGTCGCACATAAATGATTCATTGTACCTCCTTCCGTTCGGTGTTATCTGGGGCCATGCACCAGTCAAAATAAATTCTCCTTTTGTGTCCATATTTAACACAAAAGTCAATTAAAGCATCGCCCTCTGGGCGATTCATTTTCAAAATCCGAGTAGAAAAAAAGCACCTGGGCGACACTTGTCGCCCAGATGCATAAAGTTGTTATTATATTGAAGTTACTGGTTTAAATCTAAAGTTCATCTGCGTTGTATTAAACTTTTTGATTTTACCCAAATTACTTTGAGCCGATACTTCACTTCTAGTTTTCTTAACTGACCTTAAAACATATTCTTCTTCAAATGTTTTCTTGTACCAGTTATTAAACAGAATGAATTTAGACTTAACTAAATTTAAGCTGAAATCCATTCCATTTTTTCTAGTGAGTATCTTTTCATAATTTGATTGTGCAATTTCATTAAGTGTATCTTTCTTATAACACTCATGAATATTGTGTCCGAGTTCTTCTGACATTTTGTCAAATTGTCTTTGACAACCATCAATCAAGTTTTCCAAGATTTTCATACTGAAACTAGATTGTTCAATCATATTTCCAGATTCTTGTTTGGCGTTATAGACTAACTCCCTAACGCCAGTTTGAGACCATTTATCCAGTTGTTCAAATACGCTTTTAAAAGAATTAGCATAATTGCCAATTTCTTCAACCAACATATCATTATCAGGATAAACTCCCATTATATCAGTAGATGTCATATTGACCTCCTTTATTACTGATTATTCATAAACACATTAACTATGAAATGTGTCTAAATCTTGGCGATTATTCGTCGCCAAGAAACTCTTTATTAATTTCGTAAATATTACCTTTACAGTATCCAGCTTGAACACTTCCAATATTTTTAATCAAAACACTATTATCTAATAATGCTTGTTCAATGCCATGATTTTCTGACCAGTCTTTGACTGCTATCCAATCTGACTTCATTGGAGCTCGTCTTGGTAACAATTCAAATTCTGTTTCAAGATAACCTAAATCAGGATTAAATGAAGCAGTCATATATGGCTCTGGATAATCTCCAGTAGTATATAACTGCAATGAAATCATATTGGTATTTTGATATCTACCAAATTGAAGTCTTAATAGTTCTTCTCTAAAATTAATAACAAACTTATTATCAATCTTTCTAAATTTAATACTCATAACAAATCTTCTTTCCTTTGTCTTATAATCTCATCAATCTTGTCAAAATTGACACAATCAAATGGGTCTTTTTCTTCGTCTATTTTCTGACGATAACTTTGATAATCTCTAAAGACATATTTATGTAAATCACTTTCGTGCTTACGATTAGTTATCTTATAAATTAATATCGTTAAGTTAAATCTTAACCAGTCTATAATCATAACAACTCCTATTTATCTTGAAAATCGAGTAAAGCTAACTCGGATAATTTGACTGCACTATGCAGTCTGCAATATAATCTGTTATAGATAGATGAATCTTTAACAAAGTATTGCTTGGAAAAGAAATCTTCAACAAAGTATTGACGATAAACCTTGTTGAATAATAAGTTAAATATAACACCAGTATAAATAACTCTGTTAAACATTAAACTGTTTTTGTACATAACAACTCCTTATTATTAATAATGTAATCAAGAACCGAATGCTCTTGTGATTACGAATAAGAACTGCAGTCGCACTGCCAAAAAATCTAGTCAATTCATTATTTGCGTTATCGAGCCTAGAAAATCTCACTTATCCCACTATCTAACATTCCCCGTATCAACGGGGAATACAGCGAACAAAGAGGGGTAAGTTCTATTTTCTTTATGGCGTAGTTAGCCCTTCACGGATACTTGGAGCGGAAGGGTTCCAAAAAATTAATTTACTTATGTTTTTTCTCAGTGCTACAATGTTCGTTTCGTGATCACGAGAGAGAGAGATACACCGTAGGCGTTACACTCATCAAATGGGTGTGTGCAACCCATTTGATGGATAAAGACTGGAAGTCTAATTTCGCCGGAAGTCTAATGGGGAGATACCCTTCCCCCGTTCCCCCCACCTTCAGGCGTTGCCTTGCACAATGACTGTACCACGAACGAACTCACCAAATTCATACTTTTTGAATTTGGATGATGAGTAGTCGCGAAGTCGTGGAGGGGATAAGGGGGAATGCACTATCTTGTGGGTGGCTCGATGCCAACCACAAGATATGGTGATGTGCTGAAATGACTTGACGATTTCTCTTGACAAGGGTTTTTGAGGGGTTACTATCACCCACCGTGATGAATAAGGAGATTTCCACTAGTGCCAGTGACCTGACCGATAAGCAACGCAAACTTGTTGATACTATCGTAGCTACAGGATGCACCATAACAGAAGCAGCAAAAAGTGCTGGATATTCAAAGGGAGATGGTGGTAGAGTAACAGCTAGTAGAACACTACGAATCCCAAAGGTACAGAACTATATGATGAAACAGATAGCCAATACCATTGGATTGGGTGCAGTTCACGCCTCCCGTAAGATGATAGAGCTATCAAGAGAGGCGAGAAGCGAGTATGTTCAACTAGAGGCAAGTAAGGACATATTGGACAGAGTAGGGTTGAGAGCGCCCGATAGAGTTCAGCACTCTATAGACGCCAACCTACAAGTCAACATAGACCTTACTTGACCAACGTGTACACTAGGTGAGAGATATGACGAGACCCCCCTTTAAAAAACGGGTGCCACATCATCTCTCTCCTCCTACACACATAATAGAGGTTAAAAAAAGCACCTCATAAATGTGCGTTGAATAGATGGGATTTTGGTGTAAGGTGAATAATTGACTATAGTAGCTATGATCTGGTTAAGATCGGTAAGCTCCTAGTACTAGGCAAAGAAATGAAGATTGATTGTGAATCTAATTAAAAAATTAAAAAGAAAAGTAAGTAGAATAAAACAAGTCAAGGAACATAAAAAGACTTCAGACTTTGCTTCAAAGAAAAAATTATACAAGAAGGAACTTGGTGTTAAAGCATATTTTACTCCGAGCTTGCTTAAAAAAGATAAGTTAAAACTGGGAATAGGGTATGATTCACCCAAAGAACAACAAGTAGTAAAAAAATGGGTAAAAAATCCTGATATTGACAAAGGAACATTTAAATCGAGAATAAACATTCTTAAAAAAGCAATAGGAGGGAAAAGTCCGAAAAAGACAATTCCCGTTGTTGGAATAGCCAAAACAAACAGAGTGAAAACATATATATACGGAGGGTCTCTTGGAAAAGAGCTTTGGACACAAGACAAAAGGGCCGTATTAACAACTTCCAAATCAGTTAAAAAGACTAAGTAAAATGTGCGTTGAAATTTTTTTAAAAACAAGATAAGGATTGATTATGAGCAAATTATATCAATATCAAAAATTTACTAAAGCTCAGGCTAAAAAAACTGGGGAGGCTTTTGATAAAATTATTAAAAAGTCAAAACCATCCATTAGGAAGGCAACTTCCTATGTAGGTCAGACAGCAAAAAAAGCCCAACCAACATTGAAAAATGTCTATAAACAACCAGTTTCAATGAAAGCAGTTGTAGACCAAAGTATTAGATTTGCAAAAACTGGATCAAAACAAATTATAAAGAAAGCGCCGAAAGTTGCTTTTCAAGCTGGAAAGACAGCTTACAAGGCAGCTCAACTTCTTCCAGTGGGAAGGGGTGCCAAAGTTGTTGGAGCTGGTGGAAAACTTGCGTGGAAAGCTGGCAAGTCCTTATTCAAGGCATTCAAAAAAGGCTACAAGAAACCTTAACAAATTACCTTAAATCTGTGCGTTGCGAAGTTAATTAATTACTTCTATTGTTATTCTTTTCACAGTATAACATAGAAAGGATTAACATGAACGCAGCAGACTTATCTCAACAAATTAAAAATAAAGACGAAGAAAACAAGAAACTCAAGGAGAGTAATAAGATACTTCTTGAAAGCCTTGAAAGGCATATTGAGAATGAGAAAGTTATGCGACATGAGAATCTTAAATTGAAAGGGGTGGTCAATGCCTAAAGTCGGTAGTAAAAAATTTTCCTACACAAAATCAGGGGCTAAAGCCGAAGCAAAGAAAACGGGAAAGAAAGTTGTCAAGCAAAGCAAAAATAAAGGGTACTAGGGTAGAGAACGAAATTGTCAAACTCTACAAGAAAGAAGGATACAAGGCAAGACGACAGCCAATGTCAGGAGCCATCTCTGCATTTCCTCACGATATCTTTATTGGCGACCTTCACGAAGGAACAAATGCGGAAGTTAAAGCAAGGAAAAACGGAGAGGGATTCAAGCAGCTTGAGGACTGGAAAGGAAAAGCCGACCTCTTAATCTTGAAAAGAAACAATAAATCGCCTATGGTGGTAATGGATTGGGAACTGTATAGGATATACCTGAATGACATTAAAAGACCTACCATTGTCGAAGCAAGAGAAGAAAAAACTATACAGCCTGACACCAGAACAAGAGAAGCTCCTAAAAGAAAAATACGGAACGGTGGCTGGAGAACTGGACACAAGAAAGCCCAATTCCCCAAACGCCCATTTCGACATAACTTTTCAAGACAGACAAAGACTTCGTAAAGTTGTCAAGACAATTCATTTTAAAAATTACCCAAAAGAATTTATAACTGATAAAGAGGCTGATAAGTTAATTGAAGCTCTTGGGCCGAAGGTGGCTGAAGATATGATTAAGAAATACATAGATCAGATAAAATAATGTTCCAAGTAACCGTTATCATCTTGTTAGTGTTAATACTCTTAAGCACTTGTGGATCATGACGGAATTTACCTACAAACCCGGTGGAGCTGTCCTCAAGGAATTTATGAAGTCTGATGACTTCTTTCGAGGACTGAGAGGCCCAGTCGGATCAGGAAAATCCGTTGCTTGTTGCGTGGAATTATTCAGAAGAGCCTTGGCTCAAGGAAAGGCGAAAGACGGATTTCGAAAATCAAGATGGGCTGTCATACGAAATACGAATCCACAGTTAAGAACAACAACCATCAAGACTTGGCTGGATTGGTTTCCAGAGAATGAC